AAGTATGCTTTCCTGCTAAGTAAATTCTGCTGTTGTATGCTTCTAATGTTATCGGATCATGTGTTAGTGACGGGCGGGCAGCACTTACTACACTGCGAGTAGGTGTAGCTGAAAAGCCGTCGCCGATGAATGTTACACGGAATCTGTATTGTAGTTTTGGCATGATTGTTGTGGTATTACCTGTGTTATCAGGAACGCCTAGTGTTGTTAATACTGCCATCGAAATCTCCTCTTACTGGCTTATACATATTTAGCAAATTTTAGTCAAAAAAATGGGCGACCTGAGCCGCCCATTATGTATTACGTTAATTTGTATTAAACTGTGCCAGCTAGTGTACCAGTGTTAACAATTCTAATTGGAATATAGATAAATTCCACAGCCTTTGCTGGTTCAATAGCAACATCAATGTAAAGTTCATTACGATCAATACGTGCCGGTGTATTGTTTGTTTCATCACATACAACTGCAAAGTCGTAAATACCTCTGCGGCTTAGGATGTCTGCTAGGAAACGTTCAAACACTAGCTTTGCTCTTGCTCTTGTTTGTGTATCGTTTTGTTCAAACAAGAAAGGACGAGCAATACTATCAAATCTACCACGCAAGTATGCTACTAAACGTGCAACGTTTACACGGTCAAGTGCGCTTGTTCCAACATGCAATGTTTTCTGACCAAAGATAATTGTTCCTTGACCCACAAACGTAGCAATTGGATTGAGGTTGTTTTGATACATGGAATCACGCTGACCTTGTGTCAATGCAACTGCTTTAAATTCACCTTCTGATGTAACATATCCAACTGCACTTGCGTTTTGGACAACACCACGTGTAGTTCCTGCTGGTGCAAACCATTGGAAACTAATGTTGTCATTATATGCGTAAGTGTATAGTGCCATATGACTTGGAGGAACAACAACAGTGTTACCGTTAACTGGTTCTGTTGTACTACCTGCTGGGTAATAAACTGCACTATAAGTGTTGTTAGTTACAAGTCCATCTTCGCCGTTTTCTGTTGCTACTGCATTGTTTTGTACCCAAAGAACTGCTTCTGTTGGATTCTTACGCATTGGGGTATCAATAATAATGAATGCAGTTTCGCCACGATCACTATTTAGAGTTACCAACTCATCTGTAAGTTCAGGGTAGTTAGGAGCACAAAGTAAGCTAAATGTATACTGTTCATCACGTAGTTCAGTACCCGATGTTGCTGCTTGCATTGCTTGTGCAATAACAGCTCTTTGTGCATAACGTCCAAAACGACCGCTTCCGTCTGCATGATTAGGTGCAGCATTTCTCCAAGCAGTACCATTCCATTCACGAACAGTATTTTTACTTTGAGCCATGTTAACAACAACCATATTGTTTGGATAAACAAGGGGGCTCGGAGCACCAGTAATAAGTGAGCTTGCATCACCCGCAGTATCTGAGATATTTGCAAACAATACACCACGGTTGGTTGATTGATCTGTGTTACTATGTGTAACCCATGCACTCAATGCACTGCTGTATACTTTAATAACAGGATATGATCTTTCGTTAGCTTGACCTTCTGCTGCATTAGTAGTATCAATCCAAATATCTCCGCCAGATGGCGAAGTAGGTGCAGTTGTTGAATATGTTGGTGTTGCTGCATCATACGCACCAGAGTTAACTACATAAACATCAAGACTATTAATAGTATCGTCAAACCATAGTTGTCCAGTTGCTGCAGTTGCAGTTGGTGTGCTAGTTTGTGCAAATTTAGTTGTGTAGTTGCTTAATGTACTAACTCCGCCGACTGATGTAACACGTTGAACAATAATAAGGGCTTTTGTATTAACGTCTAAGTCAAGTAACAGTCTACCATTCGTAGCAGTTGAGCTTGTTAGTGCAGTTGTACTAGAACCGTCTTGTGGAAAGAAATCACCAATTGAAGTGCTTGCACCTGCAGTCTGTGCAGTTGTAACACCTTGCACAGTTTTACTTACCCAAGCACTTGTGAATTCGCTGAATACCAAATTGATACCGTTGCCTGGACTTGTAGTTTTAATCCATACATCGCCGTCACCTGGCGCAGCTGGTGTGCTAAAGTGTCTAGCCCAAGTTACTGTATCACTGGTTGACAGTGTTGAATCGCTGTCCAGTTCTTCCCATGCATTGGGTGACCCGGTTTTACCGATAAAGTATTCAAGTGATAAGTCACCTGTCTGACGAGCGTGTACTACAACTAAGAATTGACCAACTGTAACTGTAGCACTTGGCGTGTATGTGCCGCCGCCAGCTTCTAATGCAGTTGCATCAAGATTAACTTCAACTAACGGAGTTTGTGCAACCCAAAGACCTGTAGTGCTGTTGTATCTGTGAATACCATAGCTACTAGCATCTGTATCTAACCAAAGTGAGTTAGCTGTACTGTATTCTGCTGTTGGTGTTGTTGTTGTTGCTTCTAATTCTGCAAGGTCAATATCTGCACGAACAATATATGCCTGTGAACCTTGTCCTAAATAACTGTAGGCTGCTAATAGACCATATTCGCTTGTCTCGCTGCCTTGAACAATTGCTGTTCCATTAGTAGTGAACGTTGGATTGCCAAAATATTGAGTCAATTCACGCTGAGATGTCACTCTCACTACATCGCCAGCATACGTACTCTTGGTATACCTTGCAATGCCATCAGTTTCACTACCAGTGGGATCTGTTTTATTTTCTCTTGTAGCCAATACAAGTAGCGGAATTGTGCCGGCGCCTGGCGCACCATAAGCACTTTCGTCAACTACTGTTACTGACACACCTGGGGATACTAAAGTAACCATATTTTCACTCCTCTGGGTTAGTATTCTTACTAATACTATTTACCAAAGAAGCTATATATTCGTATGATTATGGGGGTTAACTGCTTACTTAACTATTTAAGTATCGTATGCATAAGTTCATTAATGTTAAAATGAAGTTCTTCTACTGTGCCGTTATTATCAATTGTATAATCAGCCATCCACTGTTCTAGACTCATGCTATCTTTTGATTCAACTGGAAGATGATCGCTACGATCAACCCAGATAGCATAGTCAAATACTTTAGTATTTTTCATGGCATGGAATTCTTTTTTATTGCGTAGTCCACAATAAATGTCATGTGCGGCAAAAATTTCTCTGCCTAGGCGTGCTGCATCAGGTAAATTATAATCGCAGATAGCATTATACCATTCTGCTCTGTGATCATGCCTGTCAGCATAACATTCTTCCTCATTAGCATATCCATATCTATCCTTCAACATATCAAAAATAAAACGTTCACTACAGAACTTGCTGCTACTCTTAAAGTCAAATCTCATGTGTTTGTTTAGGTATTCGCATACAGTATCTTTACCGTGACGCCCGTGTCCGATAACAAGTAGCTTGGGTAGGTATTTCATTGGATTATCCCTGTTGTTTGTATTAAACTACAACAAAAATGAACACTTGTCAACCAATAATAATACCAAGCCCAACGCTACCGTCAACATAAGTTTTCAACTCATCTTCTAGCTTGTCAATGCTTGCTTGTGCATCTGATCTTAGCGCCTCTGCATTAAGACTAGTACCGCCTTGTGGACCTGCAATAGTTCCAAACTTACCACGTGCCTCTGATAACATTAGTTTTGCATATGCAAGTGCCAATTCTTTAATCCAAGGTGCGCTATAAGGATCTGTTAACAATTCTTCATCGGTTCGATACTTGTAAACGTGCAAGTATACAGTATCTTCTGCTTTTTGTCTGCGACCAATAAACAATTTTTTGGTTACAGTATTCCAAGTAAAGATAAGTTTTTCACCAAAAATTCTACTAAGTGTTTCTCTGTTTTGTGCAAGGAAATCAAATGTAGCCATGCCGCCAGACATACCACTATACAGTAGGAAGTTATTCAAGTATGCAGTTTCAAAAGGTTCAATATCTCCGCCACTGCTGCCGTTCAAATGACCGCCTGTTCGTCTATAGATATCCTTAACATCAATAATCTCGTCCGGTAATGTATATTCAGTTGTGTCTATCTGTAGTACGAGTGAGATGAAAGATTCTTGTACGGAGTTTTCTGCTCGTTGACGATATTTTTCGCCAGCTTTACGAATAGCTAACTCGTAATGCTCTGGGTCAAGTTCTACGTCGACCATTTGACCGCCTAAGCGGAGTTCGATTTCTTTGATGAGTTGATTTATCTTTGCCATGCTAATATTTATGCGTTGGCATGATTAGAACACTTTGAGAATTACAGTGTCCTCATTGAATCGTCCGTTCATCTTAGTATCTGTCGTTTTTAGGAAGTCGAACTGGGCAGGCACTTTGTGTTTGGTTACTTTTTTCCAACCCGGCAACACTTCTTCTGGTTTACGGATGGTTTTCTGCACACTCTTGTCCTCGTCAAAGAACTGCAG